CACCATCTGCGACCCGGTCTGGGGCAACGCCATCGCCGACCGGACCGTCCAGTCCTACCCCAGCCAGGCCGCCCGGGACCAGCAGTGGGTCACCCCGCGCAACGGCTCGATGTGCTACACCGCCGACACCGACGAGTTCTGGGTGCGCCGGGGCAGCGCCTGGTCCCGGATCGCGGCCGGGTACGTCGGCGGGATGCGCGGCCCGGCTGCCAACACCAACGTGGGCAACAGCTGGACCACGCTGATGCAGTACAACTTCCCGGTCAAGATCAACCGGCACTACCTGGTGATCGCCTACGCCAATGGCGGTCAGAGCAAGGTTGGCGGTGCGGTCAGCCAGGCGGTGGTGCAGGACGACCAGGGCGGTTCCCAGTGGATCTGCTATGACAACACGCTGCCGGTGGGACACACCCTGCTGGGCACCACCAGCTTCGTCTACACCCCGACCTCGACCAAGACCTCCTGGGTCAGGATCCAGGCAGAGACCTCCGCAGCCGGTGGCCTCTATTACTTCCCGGCCAACGGTTGCTCGCTCTACGTCAGCGATATCGGTGGGGTATGACCGCCGCCCAGCTGTCGCTGCTGCGGGCGCCGCAGACCAGGACCGAGTTGTACCTGCTGACCCAGGTGCTGTGGAACATCACCATCCCCTCCAAACGGGTCTGCCCGGACCACTCCAGCCCGTTCGACGCCTACGCCGAGGCGTACTTCGCCGAGACCCCGGTCAGCGTCTGGCTGGCCAGCCGTGGCCTGGGCGGCAAGAGCCGGACGCTGGCCTACCTGACCCTGACCGAGGCCACCACGCTGGGCGCCGACGCGACGCTGCTGGGTGGCTCGTTCGCCCAGTCGCAGAACGTCCAGGAGGCGATGAAGGACGGCTGGGACGCGCCGCTGGCACCGAGACAGATGGTCGTCTCCGACACCGCCACCAAGCTGGTGCTGTCCAACGACGCCACCGTCCGGCCGCTGACCGCCAGCCAGAAGCAGGCCCGTGGCCCGCACCCGCAGCGGCTGCGGATGGACGAGGCCGACGAGATGGACCTGCCGATCTTCGACGCGGCGATGGGCCAGGCACTGGCCGACAAGGGCATCCAGAGCCACACCGCGATCTCCTCCACCCACCAGTACCCGGACGGCACCTTCACCGAGGTGCTCAAGCGGGCGGCCGAGCGCGACTGGCCGGTGCACCGCTGGTGCTGGAAGGAGTCCTCCAACGACTACGACGGCTGGCTCACCCCGGAGATGATCGAGCGCAAGCGCTCGGAGGTCTCGGCCGAGATGTGGCGGGTCGAGTTCGACCTGCAGGAGCCCTCGGTCGGCAACCGCGCCTTCGACACCGAGGCGGTCGAACGGATGTTCACCCTGGCCAGCGAGCAGGAGTACGACCGCACGGTGCGCACCGACCTGGAGCGCTACGAGTTCGAGAAGCCGGTGCGTGGCGCGGAGTACGTGATCGCCGCCGACTGGGCCAAGGAACAGGACTACACCGTCATCTGCGTGTTCCGCACCGAGCGCCGCCCGATGAAGCTGGTCTGGTACTACCGGGCCCGGCGCCGCCCCTACCCGGTGATGATCAAGGAGTTCAACGACCAGCTGAAGCGCTACTACGCACGCGGCATCCATGACGCGACCGGTGTCGGCAACGCGATCAACGACCTGCTGGACTTCCGGGCGCAGAAGTTCCTGATGGTCGGCCGGGAGCGCGACGACCTGCTCAGTGAGTACGTCTCGGCGGTCGAGCGCGACCTGGTGCGGGCACCGCGCATCCCCAGCGCCTACAGCGCGCACAAGTACTGCACGGTGGAGGATCTCTACCTGCACCGCGAGTACTACTCCAGCCACCTGCCTGACGAGGTCTGCTCGTTCGCGCTGGCCTGGCACCTGGCCAAGCGCGGCGTGCTGGTCGGCCCGAACGTGGTGCCGCGCGGCGATGAGACCTCCGACCTGATGGCCGGGATGTTCGGGATCGACCGGCACCTCAAGGCCGACACCAAGCAGTACGACGGCCCGGAGGGCTTGAAGCTGCCCTGGCGGCCGGACGGCGATGTCAAGGTCGCCGACTACGGCAGCCACATGCTGGATGTCTGATTTTGGGCATAAAAAAAGCCGCCCGTAGGCGGCTCGTACGCTGCTTTCACTATACCATACTCTATACGTTTAGACAATGAAAAAGGCCCCCGAAGGGGCCTTTGTCAGGTGTGATGGTCAGACCGTGTCGAGACTCAACTCGTACCAGTTCGTTGCCATCGAGTCACGCATGTCCTCGGCGGTGGTGGTCCAGAACTGGAAGCGCTCCATGACCTTCGGGTCCTCGCCGTACAGCGCCAGCTTCCACTCCAGCGGGGCTACTTGCCCGATGATGAACTCTTTGATCTCCGGCTTCAGGAGCCGGAAGAGAGTGCGGTAGCGGAACTCACCGTAGCCACGCATATGCGCCTTCGCGGTGTCCGCGTCGGGATAGAGGCCGTGGGGGTGATTGCGGTACGGAGGTCGATCTCCAGCCAGGTCTGCTGGCCAGAAGTCGTCGGTCGGGAACGGCTCCAAGAGGTGGAACCCCCAGCTTTCCGATGGTTCGTCGTAGCGACGGACCGTGACAGCGGCGGTGTAAACCGTCATCGTGTTCTCCTGTGGTGCGCGGAACGTTCGCCCGCGTTCACTATGTTTCACTCTATCATAAAACAGCAAAAAGCAAAAGGCCGACCAGGTGATTCCCATGCCCAGCGCATCCGCTACAGCATGGTTCGTGGCCTGGTCGGCCGGGCACAATCCGGTGTGCGGTCCGTTGGTCTCGCTGGATCACCGGGTTTGTGTGGGCCGGTCAGGGGCTCTCCGCTCACCTGACCGGCTTTCCACTCCCCTACCTACGCGGCGGGGGTGGGGTCTGCCGTGGTACCGGGCGCTTCACGCTGGGCGCTATGGCCTCCCGGTCTGGACCTTCCGTGGTCACAGTGTTCGATAGTCACGTTCGGAGGGGCCCGGTAGCTGCCGCTCTCCTACTGCCTTTCTAGTTACAGGACCATTGGGGCGGTCCAGTCGATCCATCGCGTGCAGTCTGGTCGTAGCGTTTTATCTTGCCCTTCACTGGGCTTCACGCCCGTCATGCTGCGATGTCATCACTATACTGCACTATGCTACGAAATGCAAAGGGCCCCGCTCCACATGATGTGGTGGGGCCCTTCGCTCCTGGTCAGCGGCCGTTGATGCGGCGCCGACGCGCCCGCTCCTGCTCTCGGATGAGGCGGTGGATCAGTTCGTCCTCGTGACGGCGACGTTCCATCTCCGCGTTCCACTTCTTCGAGCTTTCACGGCGCTTCGTTGCCATCGACTGGCTGGCGACCAGGATGAGGTCGATGACGAACATGACCCCTCCTTTCTGACACCTCTACTATACCACACTATGTATGTGGCATAAAGAAAGGGAACCGCGTCCCTCCCCCCCGTAATGCACGGAGGGACGCGGCTCCCTGTCTCCAACGAGGGCCCCACCGGTCGGTTACGGAGTTGGGGTCCGGGGAACGACCGGTGGGGTCCTCTGCAGCGTACTATACCACACTGTGTATGGACATGCAAAAAGCCGCCCGTAGGCGGCTCCGAAGACACCAATGCCCTCGGACTGACAAGGTCCAGGATGGAATCACTCCCATTGTGGTTTGCCTTACGTCTCCCTCTCGCTGTGGTGTCGCCCATGATCCGAGTTGCCAAACTCGGGTGGTAGCGACGATCCGCTCTGATGAGCGGCCCGGTCAGGTGAGTTAAGGGCTGTCCTGGTCTGGACCGGGTGTGGTCCAGGGGTGCCCAACTGGCCTTGTCAGCCGAGGGCAGTGGCGCTCTCAGCTTCGGACGGTCAGCACTGGTGCCTTACGACGTGTTCGACAGCATGTTCGTCGCCGCATGTCCTCATGTGGTCGGCGAGCGTGCGTTCGACCATCCGCAGGCGATCGTTGGTGAGTTTGGCATTGGCCTTGACCACTCCCAGCGAACTGTGAGTGTTCCGGTAATGCCGATCCACCTTCGCCTCGATCCGGTCGACCCTGACAGTCGTCTTACCGACTGCCTGCTCGACGCCGTCTCTGACAGCGGTTGTGACGGCATCGACGATGTCACCGATGCTGCCATCGACGAAAGCTATCTCGTCGTCGTTGGTCACCGCAGTGACCGTCCTGTTCTGTTGAGTTTTGCGTCTGGCCATTGAGTTTCCTCTCGTTGTGGTTGGCTGGACGCGCCAAGTATAACACACTCTGTTCCACTATACAAATGATCTTGGGTTCGTCCCGATGCCGGTACACGGCGAAGCGGTGATGCGACCATCGTGGCCATGACCACCCCCAGTGGAGACGTTGCCGGTTTCGGGCCGGGCCGCACCAATGTGGCGACCGCGAACGTCGCGGTCGAGGACGTGCCACAACGCTCATCGCCCTACCAGGAACTGGGCGTCACCGGCCTCAAGCGCTGGTCGGGCTACATCGAGGAGGAGTTCCTCCCGGCGCTGCGGGGCCGCAAGGCGATCCAGATCTTCAAGGAGATGAGCGAGAACGACGCCATCGTCGGCGCGCTGCTGTTCTCCATCGACATGCTGATCCGCGCGGTGGACTGGCACGTGCAGCCCGCCTCGTCGGCCGAGCCGGACCAGCTGGCGGCCCAGTTCGTGGAGTCCTGCATGGAGGACATGAGCCACACCTGGGACGAGATGATCTCCGAGATCCTGTCGATGCTGGTCTACGGCTGGTCCTGGCACGAGGTGGTCTACAAGAAGCGGCAGGGCACCAACCGCAACCAGGAACTGAACTCCAGCTACGACGACGGGCTGATCGGCTGGCGCAAGATCCCGATCCGGGCCCAGGAGACCTGGCTGCAGTGGGTCTTCGACGACAGCGGTGAGACGGTGGCCCTGGTGCAGCTGTCCCCGCCCCGCTACCAGCGCACCGTGATCCCGCGCTCCAAGTCGCTGCTGTTCCGCTACACCACCGCCAAGAACAACCCCGAGGGCCGCTCCATCCTGCGCAACGCCTACCGCTCCTGGTACTTCAAGAAGCGGCTGGAGGAGTTCGAGGGGATCGGCATCGAGCGCGACCTGGCGGGCCTGCCGGTGGCCTACATCCCGGCCGACTACCTCAACGCGGCGGCCGACACCCCGCAGTGGAAGATCGTCGATGCCTTCCGGCGGATGGTGCGCAGCGTGCGCCGCGACGAGCAAGAGGGCGTCATCATGCCGATGGCCTACGACGAGGAGACCAAGCAGCCGCTCTACAAGTTCGAGTTGATGACCTCCGGCGGCGCCCGGCAGTTCGACACCAACACCATCATCAGCCGCTACGAGCAGCGGATCCTGATGACCGTGCTGGCCGACTTCATCATGGTCGGGCACCAGGACACCGGCTCCTACGCGCTGCACGTGGACAAGACCGGGATCTTCCGCTCGGCGCTCAACGCGGTGGTCAAGTCGGTCGCCGACGTGTTCAACCGGATCGAGATCCCGAGGCTGTTCGCGCTCAACGGCTGGTCCATCGACCGGCTGCCCAAACTGATGCCGACCGACGTGGACCCGCCGGACCTGACCCAGCTGGGCGCCTTCATCCAGCAGATGAGCGCGGCCGGGATGACCTTCTTCCCGGACTCGGACCTGGAGGCGTTCCTGCGCACCACCGCCAAGCTGCCGCCGGTCAGCCCGGAGATCGAGGCCGAGCGGGAGCAGCAGGCCAACCAGGAGCAGGCGATGACCACCGCCCAGCAGCAGATGCAGCTGGCCCAGGCGCACCAGGGCCTGGAACAGGGCCAGCAGGGCATGGAGCAGGCCGATCAGGGGATGGACCAGACCGACCAGTCGATGGACCACGCCGAGCGTGGCCAGGCCCGCGACGACCAGCAGGCCCAGTTGTCCCAGCAGGCCGCACAGCAGCAGGCTCAGCTGCACCAGGCCAACCTGGCCCAGGGCTCGGAACAGTCCCAGATGCAGCGTGAAGCGCACACCATGAACGTGGCGCGGTTCGTGCAGAGCTACAAGGACTCCGAGGCCGCCCGGCGCAACCCGAACGTGCAGGGGCCGGGGCAGGGCGGCACCACCGGCAAGTACCAGGTCAAGAGATGAGGACGGGCATGGCCACTGCCACCAGGAAGAAGCCGGTCAGGCTGGACCACCACCACTTCGGGGTCAGCCCGGACGACCCGCAGTTCAACATCGAGGCCGCCCGGCAGGCGCATGCCGACGTGATGCGGCGCTGGGACGACCCGGTGGAGGGTGATGACTTCAAGGCGCTGATGCTGCACGCGATCCAGAACGCCACCGCCGAGCAGATCGAGACCCACCGGGCGGAGATCCAGCGGTTCCTGGACGATTTCGGTGCCAGCCAGAAGCAGAACCTGTCCAAGGCGATCGTGCGCTCCTATGTGCAGACCGCTGTCTCTGCGGTGCGCAAGGACGAGGTGTTCGAGCGGCTGCACCCGCGTGGTGAGCACGGCCTGTTCGGGCACAAGACCGAGGCGCCCGAGCACCCGATCGGCTATCGGCAGCAGCAGCCCGGCCAGGTCGATGTGGCCGCGCACATGGCGCTACTGCGCCAGGCTGCGGCGATCTCGGCGGCGGCCGGGGCCAAGGGCCAGGAGGTGCAGTACTCGATCCGCGACAAGAAGGGCGCGGTGCGGCACGAGATCCCCAAGCCGGGCCGGGTGCCCCGGCTCAAGCGTGGTGAGCGGCTGGTCGGCTCACGCGGGCGGGGGATCAGCGATGACCAGCTGTCCATGAACGATGTCGGCTTCAACCTGATCCAGGCACTGGGTACCGGTGCCGGGCGGGCCCGCGCCGTCACCGATGCCACCGGGCGCAGCGTGGGCGCCGGGATGGACTTCGGCCGAGCCTGGGATGCCCATGCCAACAAGGAGTACGGCACCGACATCGGTGCCGCCTACACCCGGATCGGTGCCGGGGCACAGGCGCTGCACACCATCGCCGCTGGCTCGCCCAAGGCCCAGGCGGCGGTGGCGGTGGGGCGGTTCGTGGGCAAGCACGGCGCAGAGGCGGAGAAGGTGCTCGGCCCGCACGCGCGCAAGAGTGCCTACAAGTACCGGGGGCTGGAGCGCAAGCCGCGCAATCTGCCCGAGCACGAGCCGGAGATGAGCGAGGGCGACTACCACGACCGGTTGGTGGCCCGGATCGCCGGGCACATCCCCTCGGCCGGGGTGCACGCGCTCAACCTGGCCAGTGGCTACACTGCGCCCAGCCACGGCTATCTGCTGGACAAGGAGGGCAAGGTGATCGCCGAGGCACAGGGCTTCGGCGACGACCACTACCTGCCGTTCAAGCTGTCCGGGCTGACCCGGATGAAGGACGGCTCCTACATCAGGACCCGCAGCACCGGCGGGCCGACCACCGAGGATGTCTACGCCTCGGCGATCTCGGGCGGCAAGAAGTTCACCGTGGCCAGCCGCCAGGGCACCTACAGCCTGGAGTTCGACCCCGGGTTCACCCATAACAAGCGCTTCGGCGACATCGCGCTGGGGATGAGCAAGCGCTACGGCAAGATCCTGGACGCGGTCCAGTCGGGCAATGTGCACGCGCACGGCGAGGTGCGGGACAGCACCTACCAGGGCTGGGTCGAGGATGGGCTGACGCTGTTCGCCAACGACAAGAACCAGGTGAAGCTGGCCCATGACCGGGCCGACAAGCTGCGCGAACAGCAGGAGAGCCAAGGCGGCCGGACCTTGAGGCTGGACGGCGAGGGCTACCACTACGCACTGCAGGCGCTGCAGAGCCAGTACCCCTACTACCTCAAGAGCGTCGATTACGCCCGACCCGGTGACCAACGGTTCTGGGATGTCGATGCCGAGGGCGGCCACCTGGAGCGGATCGGCAATGCCGCCGAGAAGGACTCCGGCTACGTCAAGCCGCGCCATCTCAAGAGCGCCGACGCGCTGCTGGGCTACTTCGACCCGACCATCGCGGGAGCGGCCAAGCAACATCCCGGTGACACATACAAGACCCCGAACACCGGTGTCGACATCACCGGCAC